GTTCGCGGCTGTATCCATACCGAAGGCATTAGCAAGAAAAATACCAAATGGATACAGTAGAAGACCAAAAAGAGCAAACCAAGCCATCTTGCGAATTGAATCGCGCTGGGCGTCATTGTCTTCCATCTTTCGGCGCATGTCTTCCAACATGATCTTACGTTCTTCAGCATCGATAACACCGTCACCGTTCAAATCGTACTTTTGCATTTCTTCAGTCATTGCATTGTGATCTCATTCGTTTGGATGCAGATTGCATCGTAATTCATCTTCGGCTTTGGTGCAGTTGCTATAAATAAATCCCTGGCCCCAAAACATTCTTCCATAGTCATATAGTGACCCTGCGGCATGACATAATACCGTTCAGCTTCCAATAATAAAACAAACAGAACCCATGTGATCATGCATTAACCGCCTTTATGACTAATAAGATACAGTAGTAAGGCCACGGCCCCGCCGACAATACCGAGAGTAAAAACGCCAACAGCACCATACACAAGTCCATTCTTAATGGCTTTTTTACGAGCCAATCTCTTAGCTTCTGCACGCTTGCGCTCATTTTCACGAAGTTGTTTACGATTTGCTATAAACTTACAGTAGTCGTCCCAAAGCCCGGCACGGCCATTGTAAATGAACATTTGTTTGATTTCGGCTTCTCTGGCGCGTATTTTTTCAAGCTCAAAGAAACATTCCATGTCTCCGTCTTTGGCTTTCTTTTCGATTTCTTCTTTTGCGTCAGCAAGTTTGGTGAGTTGGGGACCCATCTCACCGACAGATTGAACGTGGCCAGCGAACTCTTTGATGGCCCCAATCGCTTCGTTTGCAATTTTAATTGCAGCAATGGCCTCAAAGATCATCGCTTATCTCCTACGTTGTATTACGTCTCATCATATTCTCTCTCTGCACGGATATACGCTCCATGTTCACGTCGTTGCGGTTTTCCGCAATTTCTTCTTGAGATTCAATTCTAGCAGCATCTGTCGCGGCTCGCTGCATCATTTTTTGCCGTTCAAGTGCAAGCTCGGCTTCATCAAGCTTCGCCTTACGTTCTACATCGGCGGCCTTAATCGCAAGCTCTTGCTGACGGATAGCAACCAGTGGATCTTGCTGATCTCCCTGGGGCATTAGTCCTTGAAGCATCTGAGCGTTTAACTCGGCCTGTACCTGCGCCACACGCGCTTCAACAACCTCCGATGTGATCATTTGTTGAGCGAGCATTGGATCCATCTGTTGGACCTCCGCTTGAATTTGTTGTTGCACTAAAGCACGAGCCTTAAATGCAATGTGTTCTTGTATGTGAGACAAAAACATTCCGTATGATTGAGGGGAAGCCTGAACAATTGGTAACTGCATGAACTGCATGTGTACCATGATGTGTGCATCGTGGTCCTGCTCTGCGAATGCCGTAACAATCTGCCCTGCTAGAGCCCGAGCATTCTCGATTGCCGGGTCAGTCGGCTGAGGCTCAGGTGGCGGTGGTAAGATATCGTCAATGTTCTGCACTTCCAATGCCTGATACATACGTTTATACGCCGCGTGCAGGTTGTGCATCTCTGGGTTTGACTGTGCTAGTTGCAACTGAGTCTGTGCCAATGTCACCCGCTGTGCCATTGAGAAAATGTTCGGGTCAGAAACAGGCAGTACGTCAACACGGTTGTCAAAGTCTGCTTGCATGATCGTGGCGTCACCACCCGGCACCATGTACGGGTACTGTTGTGGCATATAGTCACGAATAATGCTCGCAAGAAGTCTAAATTCCGTCTTCTGTGCATAGTGCAACCGCTTATGGATCGCACTCATCACTTTCATGCCACGCTCAAGTAGCGCGACAGTCGTTCCTACTGGCTGTTGCTGTGACCCCGGCGTTGCTTGCTGTTGATCAGCAATCGAAACAAACCTGCGGCCTGAATCAATAAGGACCCCAAGAAGTTGGGCCAAGGTCGCTGACGGCTCTTTGTACGGTAGGGGAATAATTGAATTCCGTATGTCACCGCCAGGAGCGTCAATGTCCCTGAATTCACCGGGGGCAATTGGCTCATCATCGTTACGAACGCGGATACCCCGCGCCTTGAATCCGGCTGGTAGGTTGGATAGCGTGCCCGCATCGATCAACTGCCTCAAAATTGAAGTGGCTGCTTTGCCCAGCCCTCCAATCATGTGGATTAGACCGAACCCGTAAAACCCTAACCCCGGCAAGAACTTGTAATGGACGAAATACTGTTGCTTACGCTTCAGCGGATCGCCCTCTGCATAGTTCCTTCGGATCGCTAACACTTCGCCAGAAGACTGGTCGAGAGTGACGATGTACGGAAGTTTGATTCCCGTAGGCTCGCCATTCTGATCTAAGTCTTCAAAGCCTTCAATATCTAAGTCCGTATGAACTTCAAAAATAGTTAAAACATCTTCAGCCTGTTCTGTTTTGTCTATCCCCTGAAGTTCGCGAACCTTGTCCTTAACTGAGTCATCTTCTTCGTCATAACCAGTTTGAAGATCAACATCTCTGTAGAAGCCAACAACTTGTAGCTTGCGAACTTGATTTTCGTCCATGCGGAGAATGTGTGTAACCCGCGACGAAGTCGCAAGATCACTCGTCGTGTAGGGGACAACCAAGTCTTCGGCAGGCACAAATCGAGATACGGGCCTCTGTTTTGTTTCATCGTAGTAAACCTTCTTGAACGTCGAGCCACACAGCGGCAAATAGAAAAGCATCTGATCCGTGTCTGGATCGTACTCTTCCATGACCTCTGTCACCATGTAGTTCATGAAATTTTTAACGCGGGTTGCTTGTTCTTCGACTTCTTGAGTCTTTGCGCCAATGACCTCTGCCCGTACAGGCCCGCCCGCTGGCAATAATTCTTTGTAAGCTTGTGCTTGGAACTGAGTGACCGACTCAGCAATGATCGGATGCGTTACCCCTGACGCCCCTTGAAAGGGTTGGCTACGCTCTTTTGTTTTGACTCCGAGCAGGTCGAGACCCTCAGTGTAGGCTTCTTGCCACTCGTTTCGTGAATCTTGATCGTCTTCGACTCTTGCTCGAAGCTCGCTCGATATTTCACCCAAGATTGATTCATCAAGAATTTCAGCAAGGTTGGCATTATGGTCGTATTCTTCTGTGACAACTTCGGCTCCTTCCATCCCCATTAGTGCCTGAATGATCGCGCCACCTGCGCCGTCATCCATGATTTCAGCCCCACCAGCAAAGTCTTCTGGTTGTGAAATCTCTATTTCTTGACCTGGGACCGCTTCGATGGAGCTATCCACCATGCCTTGCATCATATTTGAGGGAACTGACATCAGTAATACTCTCTCACTCTAGGAATATCGTTTTCTTCATCACCGTCTTCGCCATCTAAAAAGACGAAACCGCCTTGACGGAAGCGAATTAACGCCATCGTCATACTATCCACCAAGTCATCGTGATCGCCCATCGGAAATGCGGCGCACTCTTCGATGACTTCTTCGGCAAAAGACTTTTCCGGTGCCCAAACCATACCAGCTTCAAATAGCGGTGCGACAGTATGCATCCGCGTCACCTTATCACGGCCTTTAGACGGAGTATAATTCACAACAGGTATTCCTGTCCTCCGCAATTCATCACTGAGCGGCGTACCTGTGGCCTTGGCTTCGATCAGAACCATGTCTGGCTCCCAATAATCGTGCTCTTCGAGCGCAACTTCCTTCAATTCTGGGAAATTGTATCGTCCTTTCTTCGCATCCAAGAGGATAATATGGTCTGATCCCCCTTCTTCCGGCTCAAAGACTCCCCACGTCGTGATTGCTGAATAATCTGCCGTCTCTTTCTTCGAGAACGCAGTATCATAGCTCTGCAAGATGTACTTAACCTTTGGAATATCTTCTTTTTCCCAAACACGCCACCATTCCTTCTTAACAATCGCACCTTCAGACGCTGTCGGTTGCTGTTGCCACTGTGCATTCCACTTCGCAAGCGGTAGCGCAGCTTTGACTTTCAGTAAATCGTCCTTGTTCCAGAACTCCGGCCACAATGGTTCGTCCGAAG